GAAGAAGAGGAAGAGGAAAATGCCTAATTACTGCAACAACACAATCAATGTGGTTGGAGATGCAACCGAACTTTCGGACTTTTTGCATTGGGTCAGAATTGATGGATGCAATACGGATGATGAATCAATCTACGATTTCACCAGACTGCACCCAACACCAGATGCATTGGCAAACACAGTTTCAGGATGGTACGCCGAAGGTAGCCCAGAAAAAGAAGCGCACGAGAAGAAACAAGCAGAAAACATTGTAATGTACGGTTACAAAGATTGGTACGACTGGAACATTGCCAACTGGGGAACTAAGTGGTCACCAGCAGAGATTTACCAGAACCTCATTACACGAAACTACGCAGAGTTTAGTTATCAAACTGCGTGGTCACCTTGTTCACCATTGTGGCAGTACATCAGCACTCTCTACCCAACTCTCGCATTCATTGAAACATATGAAGAGATGGGCATGGGTTTTTACGGATTGACTGCTCACTATCGTGGCGGTCAGTTCTTTGAATCGTTCATTGACATTGCAAACTCAGAAGATGAAAAGTGGATTGACATCTTCAAGAGAATGTCAAATGACGATACTGGAGAAGTTCATTACGAGATGGAAGAACTTGTTCAGGAAGAGATTGGAAAAATGTTGGAAGAGGCGTTGCTTTCTCTTCCAGCACCTGTAAAGTTGTCTAAGCAAACCCAAACCCAATAAAGGAGACATCATGCATATCGGACACATTTTGTTAGTTGAAGCAACTGACAAGACAGAAGCAGAAAACAAAGTAACTGATTTCGTTCAATTATACGCTCAGGATGCTTGGTCAGACTGGAGTGAAATCGGTGGAAGATGGGATGGAGAGTTTGATGGTTCAAACATTCTCTGTTACAAAGGCAACGAAGAACTCTTTGAGAAGAAAATCAAACTGTGGCAAGATTCAATGGAATCAGACCTTGAACGATTCATTGAACAAGTTGGTAGTTACACCATCTCCGAACTTGTAGCCATCGGTAAGAAAAACGAGTCAGATGATAAGGATTACTTTGGTGATGATTATCTGGCGGTGTACCGAGCAAAGAAAGCACTTGAACTTGCTGAACCGCAGGGTTACGACTACCAAACACAAGTGTTTGACATTGAGTACCACAGCGCAAACTTGAAAGCGTTTCGCACTCGTGTTACTGACAAGCCAGAAAACCAGTACGCCGTGATTTGGGATTTCCACTTCTAATGCCACACATTATTCGCCCCGATTTAGTTGCACAAGATTTGTTGATTCCAGCACTCAACACCAACCAGTTTTATGGTGACGAGGATGTTGCGAAACTCAAATATGTCTGTAATGTAAATGAAGACATGGAAGAAGATTTAGACGGAGCGTATGTAAAGTTTTACGCTCCAGAAGGTCACACGGTCATTTTATTCAACATTGATTTGGAATACTTGGAGGAAGTATGTTCATGACAAAAAGCGAAGAGTTAGTGAATTACCTAACAGAAGAAGCATTGCATTTGGCAGAGAAAGCGATTCGTGAACAGAAGGTGTTTTACGATGACTTTGATGAGTGGCAAGGTGTCACCATTCCAGAAGCACTTGGCGGTGGAGAATGGGACATCAACATCTCGGTGTATGGAGAACCATTCATGCGAGCAACTGCGTACCCATATCGCAATGTTGAATGGAATGGACAAACGATTCAAGAAATGGATACTGATGGAAGTGTCGCATTGCTTTGTCTTGATGTAGCAAAAGGAGAAGAAGAATGAGCACAGGAAACATCATTGTTACAGGTGGGAATGTTCGTAATGTCCCACAAGTCATCTGGAATGTTCCACCAAACTTGTCTCGTGCTGGTGCTGAATGGTATGTCGGGAATGCAAACAAGACAGTTGTGTTTGCACAAAGCCCAACCATGCAACTTGCAGTATGCGTTCAAGGAACATTGAAGATTGACATCGTGTCCAAAGGTCATGACAATTACGGAGCGATTTACAATGCAACCGATTTGGAGCAATGGGGAATCACTACTGATGAATTGCTTGATGAGTTTGTAACAGAACGAAAGCGATTTGTTTATGTGAGCAATCCTTGGTTTGAAGTGATTGATGCAAATGACAGTTCTGGTGCAGAAGGTTTGTATGTAACGCACGATTTGTTTGATGCAGTTCAGTTCGCTGTTGCGTACTTGATGGGAGCGCAATGAAAGAGAAACTTTCATACGAAGAGTTCATGGAGCGTGTTGAGAAGTACTACCACCAGTTCAAACCATCGTGGAGGTACGGTCAGGCGTACTTCAATGTTTTGTCCAATGTGCGTTCTGATGTTGCCGAAACACTTCGCTCATCAATGCACGACCCATTTCACAAAGATGCTGTTGCAGAAGAGACACACAAGTATGTGAAAGCACTTTGGTAAAGGATTGGTTGCCTGTTTTCTTTCCTCCTTTCGTTAGACAGGTAACCAAGCGAGCCTCTGAGTAATAGCAGAGGTAATGCCACACCAATTTGGGTTTTGGTGTGAATTGAGCCCCAGATAATGCCTTCCTTGTGAGTGGCATCTGGGGCTTTCGCATTTCTATGGAAAAAGGTTGTAATGTCCGTTCCAATCTGATTGAATGAGAGTCCCAACAAACAGAGGAGCGAAAGTGAAACCAGAAGGTGCGAATGCAACCATCCGATACTGGGATGATGAAGCAAAAACAGACCATTATGTTTACATTTCATTTGGTGATGAAGTCACTAATGAAAAAGGAGATGTAGTTGGCGATGTGTTTGGACACCCAGATGAAGAAATCTTCTTCTATGCAACTGGTGGTGTTGAAGAGTTGAAGGGATTGATGAACGGATATATGTCAATCAGTCACGAAGACTTTTATGTAACTGAATACGATGTGGTGGTGCGCTGATGTCAAAGATTATTATTTGTGAACAATCTGGAACAATTCTCTATGTTGAGCATTGTGTCATCGTTGATACAGATGAACTCTCAGAGCAAGACCAAGAAGAAATCTTTCAAGGTGGCGATGGTGATGTTCTGGAACTTGCAGACCAGATGGGCAAACCATTGCGACCAATGCTTGAAGGATGCGGTTACGGAGATTTGAACTATTCAAACTCCATCGCATTTAGTCCAGATGCAATTCAACAAGAGTTGCAAGAAAACTCAGAGTTCTATTTCAGTAAAGATGAAACAGAAAAAGCAAAGTATTTCACCGCATTGCCAAAAGAAGATTTGGAATGGTTTGCTGGATGTTTGAACTCGGACTATATGTGGGATACATTTACCACCGCAATCAAAGATGAAATTGAAACCCAATGGACAACGAAAGAAGGAAAGTGAACATGAATAATCAAAACGATTGGAACATCGCAGATGACCTTCCAGAGAATGAGCGACTCTATGTACGAGTTGTTCATTGGACTGGTGACAGCGACTTACTCATCCCAGCACAGACATCAGGAACAAAAACACTTCTTCCAGCAGAGTGGATTGATGGTGCGTACACACTTGCTGATGCAGGCGATTCTGTTGAAGGTTGGGAGATGTTGAGACTGCCAAATGGAATGCGAGTTTCTGTAATGTCTTCGTACTTGCAGTACTACACCAAAGTGAATCCAGAAAAGATTTACAAAACTCACATTGAACTTGACAACTTGAATCCATTTCAATTCAAAGATGTGTCTAACTCAGAATCACGAGATGAAGAGATTGTTCCAGAAGCACCAGAGTGGCTCAACAATCTTTGCAACAGAATTGATGCACTTGAAGCAGAAGTTGAGAAACTTAGTGCATGGACAATCAATGCACATGAAGTCATTGAAGAAGCATTGGAAGACTACGACCTCAATGCAGTAATTGAGAACGCAACTAAGTCTCGTTTCGCAGACTTGGAAGAAAAGATTGAAGAGTTAGACGATGACAGAAGATTGAAGTACGAAGTAACAGCAATCGTCAATGATGTGATTGATGAGCACGACTTCAGCGATGCAGTACAAAGTGAAATTGATGAGATGGATTTCAAAGAGATGGTTCAAGATGAAATCAAGAACTTTGATTTCAAAAACATTGTCATGTCCTTGTTGTCAGAAACAGAGTTCACACAAGCACTTGCCCAAGCGATGAACACGATGATTCGCCAGCAGGTGATGCGACAACTTCACGCAACCAAATCAGAGACACCAGAGTCATCCAGTATCTGGAAGAACGCCCGTGACCTCGGCAAGGGATGGCGATAATCCCTTGCAATAAAAAGAAAATAAGAAGATGTTGCAAAAAGACAAAACATCTGATTGAATCAATGTCCTAAACCCAAACACCGCCAGAGTGCGGAGAAAGAAGCAATATCATGTCAGCAGAAACAAGCGGTTGGTTGAACCGCATGACCCTGATTGGAAACACGCTGAAGCGTGGAATGGCTTGGCATTGGCGAGCCGAAGAGCAAGGTGAAGAGTCCAATCACTACGAGGGATTCGTTCCAGTAGAAGATGTCAAACGCCGACTCTTCAACTTTGAAGCAGTATCAAAGCCTGTGTACGCAAAGAACAGCGATGGCTCATTCAAAGTGATTGATGGCAAGCAAGCGATTACCCACAGCAACAACGGAGAAGTTTTTGGTGTTGTTTCTAATCGCTACCAGATTCACCAATACGAAGATGTGTTGTTGAAGAACTTGGAAGCGATTCTTGACAGCAACGAACTCGGAATTGACTCAGCAGGATTGCTCCAGAAGGGCAGTCGTGCATGGGTACAAATCTCAGTACCAGAGAATCTCTCCAGCACTTCTGGATTTGAGTTTCGCCCAACACTCATTGCGACAACATCGCATGACGGAATGCGACAGACTCAATACTTGCGTTGTCTCCAAGCAGTTGTTTGCGACAACACTTTGCAGTTGGCACTCAATGAGAATGCAGACCACAAGGTGAAGATTCGCCACAATCGTTCAGCACAGTTGAATGACCTCGGCAACTTGCGTGAGGCTCTTGAAATTGTCTACAGCGCAGGAAGCGACATGATGGAAGAGTTGGAGAAGTTGTCAGCATGGTCAGTAACTGACAATCAGTTTGATGCTCTGGTGAAAGACTTGTTCCCAATCAACATGGTTGAACTCACCATGAAGGATGAGTCTGGAAAGACACTCATTGTTCCATCCAACACACAAGACACTCGCTCTGCTGGCAAGCAGAATCCGAAGCGTGACTTGTTGAATGGCTTGTGGCGCACAGACCCACGAGTGTTGCCTTGGAAGAACACAGCACTCGGAGTAATCCAAGCAACAACAACATTCCATCAGCACTTGTCAGGCTCTGACAAGAACCGTTACAACCGTAACTACACTCGCTTGGTTTCAAACCAGCAAGCAGAGTACGACAAGATGGTTCTCGCCAAACTTGAATTGGTGACTGCTTAGTCCTAACAACCCAGAAGGGCTCAGAAAAGTCTGTAATGTTCCCCCAACATTGCGACTCTCTGAGCCCTTCACGATTGAAAGCCCGAATATGTTCAATTACGCCACAGTTGGCTGGTGCATCTTCTACACATTGCTAGTGATTTATTTGCTCTGGGAATGATGTTTGAAATGTGTCCTACGAGCAGATACCCTGACTATCCCAAACCAAACGAAGGAGCAGAAATGCAAGAACAAGTATTCAAAGAGATTGTTGATTCAATCTTGGACACCACTCCGAAAGACAGGAGCAACGACCAATTACAACGAGGTGACCTTGTTGGTACAACTGGTGGAATTGTTCTGGAATGCGAAAAGCGAGGAGAGCGTGTTGTTGGTGAAACATACGCATCGTGGAAAGCGTTGTGCTTTCTTCCACACAACAACTTCACACCATTCGTAGTGTGGACAGTCATTGCTCGCCCAAATGGATTCGTTGCTGAGTCTGGTGAGTACAGGCGCAACTTGCCAGAAGCATTACACGCATACTTGTGAGTCCGATGCGAAGCCTCCGCTAAGTGTCGGAATCCGCCTCACAGGTGAAGAGCCTCAGACCCAAGTGGTCTGGGGCTCTTTTCTATTATGTCCCCAGAAACCGCCTCATAGGAAGCGTTCTAAGGCTCTGGAACTTAGATGTTGGACATTGGTACACCCCCGACATATGATGTCAGTACCCAAACACAAAGGAGCAGTCATGAGACTTGCAAAAGTAGAAATCCCAGATACCAAAAAAGATGCTTGCGTAATTGATGCGTACACACTTGTTCGCATTCTTGGTTACGCATCGGAGAAGTACCGTGAAGATGCAAAGACAATGAACACTTCTGACAACTTCAAATGGGTTGAAGAACATTTCATTGCAATGGCAAAGCAAGCACAAGCGATTGGTGAGTTCTTTGCAGACATCACCAACATCTCTGTTGAAACAGAATCATTTGAAAACACAATCACAATCACGAAGGAGACATTCTGAAATGTCAATTCAAAATGAAATCAAAGATTGCCCACGATGCGATTCACCAATTCCGAATCGTGAACACGCAGGAATGTATGCAGGTGCAATCTCACGAGTAGACAACATGACCGAGATTTGCTCTGAGTGTGGAGTCATTGAAGCGATGAATGACTTCGCAGGAGAACCACAGCGATTCTGTGACCCACTCGTGAAGGCTGTGTTGTCATCACGCTTCAACACTCTGCCTACTAATGTTCCTCATTTCCACAATCAAGAACTGTTCACTTATGTGTCGTTCACAGATGTGTTCAAGTACGCAGAAGATTCGCATCCAGTTTCGTTCTGGGAAGATTTCGTGAGACTTTGGGTAGGTGAACCAATGTCAGGTCACACAGTTGGTACGACCTGCACTATGGCTGAATTGTCACGCCGTGACATCGTTGGTGCTGTGAAGATGCTGTCACTCACCGATGACTCAGTACTTCGCCAATGGAGGCTGGGAATGCAGACCAATCACTTTTTCTTCTCACCAGAGGCTGGGAATCGCATCATGCAGGTAGCCATGTGGGATGAGGTGCGATACCAGTAGCCCGAAGCAAAGCCGAGCCCAGAGCCCTGACTCCAGAACCCCTGTGGAGTCGGGGCTTCTGGCATTCTGGGGCTCTAAAAAAAAGTCTGTAATGTCCTGCCGAATCCATTCCAAACTGGCTACGCTGAACCCAACCAATTCCACAGGAGGAAATATGAAAACCCAGTCAGATGCACTTCAAGGCTTCATGTCAATTTTGAATGATGCACCAAGCAAGTTGAACTTCGCTGTTCAAGAAACTGCATTGCCATTGATGCCACATCAAGTTGAAGCAACCAAGTTTGCATTGGAGCGTCAGCGAGTGTTGCTTGCGATGGAGATGGGAACAGGCAAGTCACCAACTGCTGTTGCGATTTCGCAATCAAGTGTTCAAGCAGGAATGCGCCCAGTACTGATTGTTTGCCCACCGACAATGCGATTGCAATTCAAGCGTGAGTTCTCACGCTTCGCTCCGCAGTTGAGTGTGCATACCATCACGGGTACTAACCCTGTGAAGCAGGGAATCAAGTCATTGCCAGATGTTGATGTACTCATCATGGGTGACACATCGGCAGATGGTTACAAGAATCTGTTGAAGGGTCATGTGAAGGGAATCATCGTGGATGAATGCCAGCGCATCAAGGGTGGCAAGCGAGCAAAGCGTTCGCAAGCCGTGATTGATATTTCGCAATCAATTCCATTGTCTGGAATCCGAGTGATGATGTCGGGAACGCCACTCATCAATCGCCCAATGGAATTGTTGTCGGTCATCAATGGTCTGGAGCAACAAGGTGCATTTGAAGGTGGCATTCGTGGATACATGGCTCGCTATGCACCACGCATTGACAACTATGGCACTCGTGGAGCGCAACGCTTGAACGAATTGCACGATGTTCTCGTGGGCTCATTCATGCTTCGCATGAAGCGTTCCGATGTTCTGGAATTGCCGAACAAGGGTCGTATGGAAGTTGCGATGGAGATGGAGGAGAAGTACGAGAAGTTGTATCGCTACGCCGAAGCAAATCTCTACGAGTGGATTCGCATCACCAAAGGTCAGGAGAAGGCGAACAATGTTGAGCGAGCAGAAGCATTGATTCGCATCAATGAACTTCGCAAGTTGTCAGCACTTGGCAAGGTGAATGGCGTTGTTGCTTATGTGCGTGAACTTCTGGACAACGATGAGCAGGTGTTCATCACTTGTGCATTCAAAGAGGAGGCGAAGCGTTACATGGATGCATTCGCAGATGTGAATGCAGTACAAGTTGTTGGGGGCATGAATGACTCAGCGAAGATGGCAAGTGTTGATGCATTCCAGAACGGAACAGCACGAGTGTTGGTTGGCAACATCATTGCATCGGGAACTGGACTCACACTCACATCAGCACGACATCATGTGAGCGCATCGTTGCCTTGGACATCAGCAGACCTTCTGCAATGCGAAGACCGTTTGCAGAGAATCGGACAGAAGCGTGATGTCGTTTCGCACATCATGTTGAGTGCGATTGAGGAGCATTCAACGATTGATGAGCGCATGATTCAAATCATCATGATGAAGAACCGAATCTTGTCCAGCGTTCTGGATGGCGAGGCAGATGACCTGCTGGATGATGAGCGCAAAGCCGTTGCCATGTTGGTTCTGGAGTCCTACGGATGGGAGGGCTAATACCCAGCACCACATTCGCCCCAAATGTCTGTAATGTTCAAGTAACCCAAACGACCAGAGGAGGTCACCATGTCAGTATCCACCGAACCAATCACTCCAGCGCAGATGAAGTTCCTGCTCACACTCATGTCACAGCGAGCATCGTTGTTTGGCATTGAGCCAACGATTGAATCTGCGAAGTCGTGGATTGAATCCAAGAATGCAAATATCACCAAGTCACAGGCGAGCAAATTGATTTCAGAATTGAAGGACAAGCCTGTTGATGTCATCTCACCAAAGAATGCTGAAGTGTCATTCTCATTTGATTGCTCACACATTGTTGATGCAGGCACAACTGGTATGACACGCATCATTGAAAACAAGTATGCGAAGTCATGCGAACTCTGCGGACATGATGTCGCTTACATGAGTGGACTCGCCGTGTTGAGCAATGGTGGTTGGTCTACTTGGCATCACAAGGGTGAGTGCATTGAGCCTGCGAAGCCTTCATCAATTCTTGCGAAGCGTGTTGAGAAGTTCATCGCTGAAGCGTGTGCAGATTTGGATGGTGATGCTTACTTCGCATTGCCATCGCACACGGGCAACAACGATTTGGATTTCTATGGATTCGTGCAGAGCAGGCGGAAGTCGGGAACGATTTATGTTCTGAAGCGAATCATTGGTGGAGCATTCAGCCACGAGGACACCAGCAATTCGCCAGTCATGTCACTCACCGAAGCGAAGCGTGTGATGGATGCGATTGAAGCAATGGACTCAGCCCAATGGGATGAAGCCCAGATGCAATTCGCCCAGAATCTCGGCAGGTGCTTCCATTGCAATCGCATCCTGACCGATGATGAATCACGCAAGCGTGGCATGGGTGCGAAGTGTGCGGAGGGTGGATACTGAGTCAATCGCTCTGCACGAGCCCCGATACCCAGATGAGTGGGTATCGGGGTTTTTTGCATTTATGCCCAGATTTACAGGCGATATGAGCCCTTCTAAGCCTCTGGAATGAATGCAGATGGATGATGAGTAAGCGAAACTTCGCGTAAACACTCGTGACAGGTGCATTCCGATGTCATGCGAATTGAGCCCAATTTCATTGATGATTTCATCTCGCCGCTAAAGCCGATTTCGCCCAGGCTCTTTACATCCAGATACCGAAGAATGCTCGTACATCGCATGGACACATACACGGAACAGCAACGCCACGATGCCCAGATGGTGCTCGTGAGTCTCGCCAGATACGCCACACGCATTGCACAATTCGCCCCAAGCGAACCCATTGAGCATCTCCTCATCATGGAGGGAATACAGGAGCATCTGGAGTCGCTGGAGTACGCACTAGGAATGCGTGAGCGTGTTCTGGAGTCGGTAACGCTCAATGGTGAACCAGTAGC